CATCTAGAACACCATTCTTGGAACTGCAACAGGAGGAGTCTTTATCTTCACAAGATCTCCCTCTACAGCTCGCACGTAGCTTGCCTCAAACTGCCTTGCCATCTCTGTCCAGTTGGAATCGGGATTTCCCGCAGCCATCCTCAGACACAGAAGTTGTCTTACCTTGTCGTAAACCGGATGAAGTAATTCCCCGTCAATTTCTACCGTGCCAGCATCAGTCGATGCCGCAGTTAGAAGATCTCTTCCGACAATCCTTATCCTGTACTTATCAGCCAGTGTCTCCTGGAATCGTATGACCCCGCCATTGGATGCACCCTCTGCCGGTGGAACATGATCCCAGTTCCTCAGTTCGTTATACGGAACATCGATCATTTCACTCTGGCCAATAGTCATCCATATCTCATCGATATAGGCGGCAACATTGGATGCCGTTACGTGAACTCCCACCACCGCTGTTGTGGCGTCGTGGTCAAGAGTTGCGCTTGCCTTCATGAGTTCCCATCCGGTCCCGCCATGAAAGCTGCCAACTGTGTTCTCGATATAGAGTTTTACCTTATCTGCCGTATTGCAATACACCCATGCAGAGAGGTTAACTTCCTGACCTTCGGTTGGTAGGGTTGTATACGACGATGATGCAGGGGTAAATGTCTGAACCAATGTTGTGTTAGTGCTTGCCACAGCAAGCCTTCCAGAATTGTTTCCATGAAGAACCAGATAATTCTCCGGGTTCGTCGTCTGTGCTTCCTTGTTAAAGGTCGCCCCAGATCCCGCGAGAGTCCAGTTGTTCTGTGAACCTGGAGTGAGCTGATCTGCATCCCAGTCCTCGAAGTCTGCGTTTAATAGCAGGTTATCACCCGAGTCTGCGTTCCTTCTGTTACCGCGATATACCCGATCAACTCTCCTTATGGTGGAGGGTAGGGTATAGGTATACTGGTTAAGGCCCGTTACGACGGTCTCAAGGTCTCTTACCATCGATATATCCGGGAATACTATTTCCCTTGCTTCGTTATAGGCATCCTTAACATCGTCAGGATGAAATGTTGAAAGCTCAAAATTTATGCTTCCACTTTCGTTATCGCCCCAGTTGGCTCCACCACCGGTGATAGTTCCGGTGGACTGTGCATAATCGGTCACTCTTCTGATATCTCCAGAATTAGTTCCTGATGTCAGGTGAACATACCACCTGTTGTTGAAGTAATCGTCTACGGGAAAGCGTTTGGTTAACTTTGTATCAAGGACGTTTACGTTTCCACTTGAGATGTTCGTTGTGGTACTACCCGTGATTAATCCCAACGGCCTAAGTACGTCCTGTCTCATCGTAGACCATGCAGTTGTTGGCATATTACACCCCTGCTTTTACTTTCTTAACACCGTTTAAATTTTTCTTGGACATCTCAAGGTTCTGACTTTTAAGCTCCTTGATCATCCTTTCCTGGGCGATGATGATTGCCTCACGTTTTGCCTCGGGCATCCTGTTAAAGAGTTCTGCTATGTCCTGATCCTTGAGCTGTATGTCGTCCATCACGATATTCCTTTACTTGTACACCAATCATCGGCAAGAGTCTCCAGTTCAGCATCCGTATAAACCCTGTTGGTTGTTATTGTTGAGGGATTACTGTAGTCACTCATTTCTATGAACCGCAAATTGGGAAGAGTCTTTACATAGGCGATGAATTGATCTTTCGTCAGTTCAATCTTGTATGCAGCATCGGTTCCCCCTGCATTTCCAATGCCGATTAATGTCTTATCGACAGGATGTTTCCAATGTCCATGATCGGTTATCCCTGAAGGGTATTGCCCGTTTTTAAATGTGTACTTTACGATTGCCATTACTTATTCACGTTGTTTTTAAACAGCCATTCGCTTCTGACAAGTTCTGTAATACCGATATGGTGCATTGTTTTTATGTACTCTTCCCCAAATGTCTCTACGCATTTATCAAGGAATTCATAGAGGTGGTCTATTGAGGGATATGCTTTTTGTGCAATTAACTTTTCACACTGGTTTATGTACTGCTTGATATAGTTTCTGGCAGTCTGCAAATGAATACCGTACTGTTCCAGATACTCAGCATTGCCTTGTGTAATCGTATTAGTAAGAATCATATCCCTGTGTGATTGCCTGAATGCCTGTCTGATATGGTGTCGTATCTCATCGAGTTCAGCATCTTCCTCGTCCCACAGAAGAGGGATATCGTTGTTCTTCCTGATTTCCTCGTAGGCATCCTGAAAAACAGCTATCTCTTTTAAGGCACCCTCTATGTATATTTTTGCATTCTCCATCCCTGAACGTGCTTCGGTTATATTTATTCTTGAAAGCGGAGTATCCTCTTTTTCCCACTCCTTAATCTCCAGTTGTTTTTTTTGGAATTTAAAGAAGTGTTCCCTGAGAGCCTCTTTCTTTCTCTCTATCTGTGAAAGACACTGCCTGAGTCTTCTATATGGGGAGTCAGTCATCATGGTGAGAGTCATAAGCTGATTGGTAGTCTGGGTATTTCTTCTGCCAAGACTGTTGTTGGCACGTTCCATCTCAACCATGCGTTCAGAAATCTTTGCAATCTTCTCTGTCGTCATTGTTGCAAGGCCGCTTACCGAGTTCTGTATTTCAGCTAATTCATCCATGTTAACTTCCTGATGTAGCCCCACAATCCTGATTACCTTCCAGTAAATTACCAATATCAGCACCGTTACCAGTAGATGCGATAGTGATTTTGTCTATTTCATCTGTAACAGTGCCATCATCGCCTCCATAAAATTCTCCGGTGATGCCATCAGAGCTTCCAGCTAACTCAGCCCTACCTGTAGCTAAATCTCCAAAATCGCTTGAGTTGCCAGTTGAACCAACCGTCACATACTCTATTGTGTTGTTGCCTCCACCTGCTGACGGTACAACGAATACAGCCCTCACAGTTGAGTTTGCTGAACTAGAGTCAAGACTAGCAGCACTTAAATTCCCAAAATCAGTGACATTTGCTGAAGTTGAAAAATCGTTATATTCTATGTCGTTAACGGTAGCAGTCCCACCTTTAAATCCACCCAAGACTAAGTATCTTGTGTCCCCGTTAGTACCTCCCATAGTGAGTTTAGTACCCGATAAATTCCCTGCGTCAGTACCATTTCCTGTGCTGGCAATCGTGAAATATTCCATCCTGTCTAAATTTCCTGCTGTTGTCTCGTATCCTCCTACTGAAAAAAGGAGAGTTCCGTTGCTACATCCATTCTTTATTCCGTATGCACCCGCTACGTCCACATCACCAAAGTCTGTACCGTCCCCGGTAGAAGCGATGGTTATATAGTCCGTATCAGTTACACCGTAAACGGAAGAGCCTCCTGACCTACCTATTCCACTTCCCCATATTCCTCTTGTAGCATTGGAACCAGCACATGTGTGCTGTGCGCGAGTAGTTTGTAAATCTCCGAAGTCAACAGTATTTGCAGTAGCTCCCACAGTTTTATATTGAATTCTATTTAAGTCTCCATGATCAGACAGTGTGCCTCCTGCAACCACTCCTCTTGTGCCTCCCCACGCTAGGCCACTTGCTGGGTATTCAACACCCATAACTGTCTCAATATCACCAGTTTCTACACCCATAATCTTTTCGATGTCACCAGCACTGACACTCATAAATGTTTCGACATCAGCCATTAAGCAACCTCTACCATTGTGAAGTTAGGTGAGAAGTAAACTGAGTCAGCACTTGCTGCCCAACCAATTACCTGCACAAAGTCTCCATCTGAATCTGGGGCAACACCCTCTGGAACATTCTTTCCACCCGTTTCAGCTTCTGGCAGATATAAAGTTTCCCCAATAGCATAGGTTGGAAAGTTTGTAGCAGCATGTAAAAATCCTTGCAACAGAAAGGTTCCTTCAGCATCAGCACTTACGTCAGCAACACACATAGCCACACACATTATTTCTGCTGTAACTAATCCTGTGCCTCCTGTGTTTGCAACTGCCTTCCACATCTTGGAATCACCTGCCTTAAAGTAAACACATTCACCATCTTCCAAGTCCTCACCTGCCGTAAACTTAGCCGTGATACCTGACCAGACCGTATCGGCAGGAGTTGAATCCAAGAGAAGGTCTTTATCAAGTTGAACTTGATCTTCAAAAATGGTGCCTCCTGAGATACGCAGTTGGTCCGTACCATCTTCGTCATATTCAAGGCTGACATCCTGGCCATCACCAAGGTAGATTTTCTGGTCATCACCAACATATATATGGCCCCATTCCAGCGATGTGGTACCTAAAGTTGCACCGCTTGCAGCATCTGGAACAATTGCCGTTTCTGCTGTAATTGTAGCTGTTCTTATATTGGAAGTTCCATTATCAATTGCACCAAAGCCTGAAGTAATAGATCCTGAATCTAATGCGCCTACAGTTAGAATATTGCCATCTCCAGCAGCCGGAGCTGCCGATATATCTGACAATACTTCTGACGCACTTCTTCCCTCTACAGATGTAGTGGCTATACGAAGGAAGTCATTGTCAGCAACGCTTGCTGCAAACTGGGCCACATCATATTGGGATATACCTGTAGCTACCTGTAGTTTATTGCTCGATATTTCAAGGCCACCGTTGGTTACAAGATCAAGCCCAAGAACGGCACTTGAAGCAGCCAATCCATCTCCTGCAAACAGTGTCGCAAGAGCGTCAGTTGTCGTTAACTGCTCGTTAGCATCGTCTGAGTCCAGCGTCCCGAACCAGTCACCACTGGTAGGAACTACAGCACTAAGTTCAGATAAATCAAGCGTTACGGTAAGATCACCGCTATCTCCACCACCTGACAGGCCAACGCCTGCCGTGACTGCGGTTATATCTCCACCTTTAGATGTTCCGGGTAAAAATATGCCCGCCATCTTAATTCATTCCAGGAACTTTGTTGTAGAACTGGAAGTCTATGGTCGCAGCGTTTGAAGCGTTCTCTCTTATGACCTGAAAGCCCGTGACCTCATTCCTTGATCTCAAGGTGATGATGTCTCCTGCTGCCCATTGAGTGCCTTTCGTTGTTGTCGGAGTAGTTCCCTCGCGCGTTTCAACAACAGAGTTTGTTCTAACGTAACCCTCGGCATAATTTGCCTGGTCGGATACTGTCAGAGATGTTGCAGAACTTGTCACCGCGTGGGTAACGAGTGAACTTTCTATTGGAGAAAAGTTATTTTTGGGCATTTTTCGTCCCCTTATTACTTGATTCGCTATCTCTTTCTGCAAGGAGCCTTATGGCCTCGGCAAGATTATCCTGCCTTGCCCTCTCCCTGAGTCTCTCTTCATCAATTCGCTCACCGTCTATCGTTGCCCATTCACGCCTGTGGCGCTTTTGCATATGGACCCTGAGATCATGTGAAGCGGTCAAATTGTCCTTCGTGCAGTACGCAAGTCCCATCCGGTCGTACTCGGCCCTGTTGGGATCTTCCTTGTGAAGAAGACACTTCAGGTGTCCGTACTGCCTTTCAAATTCTGGCTTTGTTGTTGTAAATGCGTATGTGCCATCTTCCCTTCTTTTGCCGAGCTGCTGCTCAAGCATATTCCGGTTAATGACCGAGCGATCTCCCGTCCTGTTATCGTAGACATAGACGTATCCTGCGCTCTGAAGTTCGGCTGCTGTCATTGTCATACCATTGCTGTTTCCAACGACGGCTCCGGGCTTCATATTCCCAGGCTCCTCGGCTACCTCTGCGTCTCTAAGTTGTTCGTGAATAGATTTTTCCTGTGTCAACGGGTTCGCTCCTTCTTATAGTCGGGGCCAAACGTACTCTGACCCTTCATCCACTTGTTTTTTTCTTCCACGTTATCCCAGAAAATCTTCTTCCAGTCTCTGGGTTTAACCTCGGTTTTAGGGGGCGGCGTGAGGTTCATCTCCTGTGCAAGACGAATACCTTCCTCGACGGTGTAAAGAGCCTCTCCTCCGCCTGTGCCATCAGGAACTCCAAGGATTAGTTGGAACTCCTCACCGAAAAGGCGGGCATCGCCAAGGTCTCTCTCAAGTTTGACCCTTTGATCATTCCTGATAACCGTTATCGTCTGGTACCTTCTAACGCCCGAGGAATCAGGAGCCTGCCGGTTTAACTCACTGATATGCCAGCAAGGCTCATGACTCCATATTTCCGCTGTGGCCAGTTCAACAAGTGCAGCCACTAAAAGCTCCTATACAGTCCAGTCTCTATTAGCCTCTACGAGTATGTAGTCACAGTCGAAGATGTTAAGTTGAGTAGTATTGGCGCCAGCAGCTAAAACCACAGCATAGTCTGTAGTTGTCGAGGCTGCGCCCGCTACGGTCTTCTTTAACTCGCCGTCTATATACCATCGGGCTGTGCCGTTAGGCATAACCTCTAGACGAAGAACCTGCCACTCACCAGCTACTGCGTCATCTTCTAAATTAACAGAAGTGGTAGTGGTTGAGTCACTAGCCGACCCACCAGCATTAATAGCGTGCCAATCCTCGTCATCATCAAGTTCATCACTCAGATAGAACCCAACAACGTCTGCCGGTATAGTAATAGCAGAGGATGATGAATTTATCACAATGTCCTCAAGCTGCTCATCAACCGACAGGATGCTTGTCAGACCAAAAAATATTTCTTTAGTATCAAGGTCTGGGAGTTGCACCCTGGTCTCCAACATAATCGGCCCCATCAACCCAACATCAAATGCAATGTGCGTTCCAATAAAGGTCGTGTCTGCGTCAGTGTTGGCAGATGTAAGTGTGACAACGCCAGACAGGGCATCTTTCCCTGCAATTCCAGCATCGGCATCCTCAAATCCTTCACCACCGGCGTAAAAGTCTCCCAACTCGGCGGTGTCAGCCGTTAAAGCTAACGTGTCGCCTACCCCGAAAAAGTCGTTAAACAGGCGTATCTTTCCCTGTCCACTTTGTACTGTTGCCATTTAATTCTCCTCGAGCTTTAGCTCTAGTTTTCTAATTCGCTTCCTGTAGGGAGCGATTACTTTTGATATATCTTCTGTCTTACGAGGGATACATGCCAGATTTTCCAGCCTGTTATCCCCCATATTTCCGTTCATGTTGTGGACAATCCACCCTTTAGGAATGGGTCCACGATTCTCAGTCCACACTGATCTACGAGCATTCACTAGCTCGTTGGTGCAGTAGCGTCAGCCTGTACTTCATACAGCCAGTTGCCTGAAGATCGCTCTCCGTAGGCGTACTCGTCGTAATGATAGAGAGCTGTGGCTCCACCGCCTAGTTCAGGCAGTCTCTTGGTCTCAATATATGGAGACCTGCCCTCGACTAATACCAGTGCCATTTGCGAGAAGACTCCGCCCTTTGCAAGGTTTGAAGTAATCGTGATGTTTCCATCCTCATACAGTCTTGCCCCGGCGATTGTTCCCCGATATCGGTTCTGGTATGCCTCGACAGCAACACCACCGGTCAAAGGAGCGCCTGTGGTCTGGTCAACGCCTGCTGCTATCAATTCGTCATCGATGTCCTTCAGGGAAAATCCGTGGTGGACAGCGTGAATTGGAGCATTGGCAGGAGCTGGCTCAGTTGTGTTTGAGGTAATCCTGTATGCTGCCGCAGCAATTTCACCAGAGTCCAGAGCGTTGGCTCCGCCAAGTGCGGTTGTCGCACCGTCGATAGCCGTCAGTCCGTCCTGGTCTTTCTTTCTCTCAATAGCGTTCTGTGCAAGTGACCCTGTCTGGGCATATGCGTTGGCGCTAATTCTCAGGGCAACCCTGTCGGTGATGACAGTGTGAACTCCAATAACCGTAGGGGTTACCGAGAACAATGTGTCTTCCATCTGCTGGGGGTTGTCGAGTTCTGTATTTTCGGTGACGGCCTGAGCTGATAGCTTCGACATCGAAACTTCATTCCAGACTGTTCCTGTGTTTTCGTCGAGTCTTTGCCTATCGACGAGGTTAGGCATTACACCAGCGAACTCTCTCACAATTCTTGCCGAGGCAATCATCGTGGGAATAGAGTCGGCTAATGAATCTGTTATCGTATTTCCAACAGCCATTTCTTAATCTCCCAATTAAAAGCGGATACCGAGTTTTGCCATCTGCTCCGCTGCTTGTGCTATTTCATCTCTAGATACCGACGAACCTGTATCGCCAAGGCGCGTAAGAAGAGAGTTGCCGTTCATCGCCGAAGGAATTCCCACTCCCGAATCGAGATCGTTAATTCCAAGTTCTTCGTTTTCCCGGGTTCTCTGTTCTTGAGCTGCGTTCTGGGCGCTCGTAAGGTCCGACTCACGCTTGTCCCTTTCCAGACGGCGTGCCGTCTTCAGGAAGTCTGCGTAAGCGTCGTATAATCCTGCGAGATCGGATGCCTGATAAGATGGTGTCCATTTCTCCCTGAAGGTTCGGAGTTCTTCCGAGCGTTCAAGGTCAAGGCCCAGTTCTTCGACAATATCCTGGATCTCACGAATCATGTCGGCGGAAGCGTTTGTAAAAGACCGGTTGGTAGTGCGGCTTTGCGTATCTGCCTGTACCTTCTCAAGTTCCTCTGCAAGCACCTGTTCGTCCTGCGTCGCATTATGGCGAAGCAAGGCTTGTACTACTCCTGTTAGAGATACCTGTGAGTCGGCTATTTCATCGAGCGTTGACTTCTCTTCGACGGCACGCTTGTAGCGTCCGTTAAGTGAATTAAAGTCGTTTCTTGATTTCTCAAGCTCCGCCTGCGTGTCTTCAAACTGCTTCTCCATTTCGGCCATTCTGGCCTGAAGTGAATCTATGGTGGGAGGTTGACCAGGGTTCTGGGCCGGTTGCGCTTCTGCGGGCGCGGCCTCTGTCTCTGGTGCAAGGCTGCCAGTTACATTCACTGCTTCTTCTGGCGGGTTATCAAAACCTGCCGTCTGATTTTGTAATGTCATGCACTACCCCTTAAAATAAAAAAGCCGCCGAGAGAATGAATCTCTGGCGACTGAACCGCGCTCTTACTATATGTTTGAGTTAGCGTCTAGTTTAGTTTTTTTCCCATTCCTTTGTCAAAGTTAAAGTACAGGTCCGCCTTACATTTAATGCAGCGTAACCACATTTTACCGACTAATTTCTCGGCTACCTTTCTCCCACAATGCGGACATCTTATTCCTGTCTTACTAGCGGTAGTCATGGAGCTACGGCCCCTGCCATGAGGGCATCGACATATTTCTCGATCTGGCCCCTATCGGTTGCCCTTCCGTCCTGGTCTTTCATTAATTGTTTTATCGCCCTGTATTTTAACCTTGGATGCACCGCATTATCGTAATATTCCCACTTCCACAGAAGGGTATCAGCTTCAAGGTTCTTTCTGCGGTACTTATTTTTCGCAGTCTCGATGTTGGAAAGCAACTTGCGGAGCTTACGCCTGTCGCTTACGGACCAGTCCTTGTTGGTATCTATTGTGAGCTGAGTCTTATTAAGCCTGCTCTGCTTCAGATAGTATTCGTACTCCTCGGTGAAGCCCATCTTCTCCGCTTCGTCTGCACCAATATCCCAGAACGGCCTTAATTTCTCCCTGTCTCCCTGAAGTTCCTGCACAATTGGAGGGCTATTTGGATTGTCTTTGATGTCAGCAATAAGCCTGTCATAGAAAGGTTTGGTAATCGGATTCTCGCGCAGGCTTTCAAGTCTCCTCTCGCGCTCATTAAAGTTAAACTCTCGCGTCACCGGGTCTTCCAGCAAGATGATATTTCCCTTGTCGATATCTTCCTTGGAATCGGTCATAACACGCCAGTATTCGTCCTTGGCTGCGTTGTAGGGATGTTCGGTTGCCTCAAGATTATCGAGACTATCGACAAGTTCTTTATATTTTTTGTCGATCCCTTCTGACTCAAGCCCGTGAATCTGGTATTCATTGGAAATGTAATCCCTGAGTGCTTTTCCTGTACCGAGTTTTTCAGCTTCGCTATTAATATTGGAGTTTGTCCTATCCCGAAGTACCTGTTTTTCCGTTTCATACTCGGCATACTCGCTTCCTTTGCCAAGCTGCCTTTCAATATTTTGCTGTCGGGCTATTCCAATTTCAGGATTTTCCTTTTCAAATTTTTCCCTGAGTTCAGAGTTCAAATTGGTCTTCCAGTTACTTCCTCTCGGAAAAGAGTCTTGGGTTGATATTGAAAGAGATTTTAAATCAACCTGTAAAGGCCACATATTTTTCTCATGGCCGAAATCTGCAAGCTCTTCATCGGACATGGCATAGAAGGCATCCTTGACGAGACCTTTCTCAATGTCTGCTGGCGTTGCGGGATTGCTTCTAAAGCCAGTCGCTCCAACGACCCACCCAAGAGCGGTGTCTCCTTCCATCATTCCCTGAGCTACGAATGGAAGTGAACTTTCAAAAAGATGCGGTGCAATATCTTTGGGACCTTCAACCTCATCAAAGGTAAGAGTGTTCAAATCGGTTGTCCCTTCAACCACGGTTTTGGCCCACTCCTGACCAACCGCTCCTCTATTGGCAAGGAATCTTATAATGGGATTATCCCTGCTGTTCATTGCTATAAGGTTTTGTATGGGGTCACCGCCCGGTGCCAAGGCAGATGTTATTCCTGTCAGAACCTGCGTTAATGCTCGTACCTGTCCGCCAACTCCGAAATATTGACCGTCTATTTCAAAGCTAAGATATTTACCACCACTTAACGGGTTCATTCCCACCATCAAATCATTTGCGATTCTTTCTTTGCTATGCCCTTTGGCATAACCAAGCCCTACTGCCGATGTGGCATATAGAAGATGGACTCCTCCCAGAAGTTGGCCGAGAGAACGTGCTGCTTCTTTTTGCCTAACTGTACCCCCTGAACCCTTGCCAACATATTTCATTCCCTCTGCCGGGACAAACCGTAAGGCATCTGATACGAGGGCAATCGTTGAACGAAGTAGCCTCGGCGAGAAAGCGATCCATGAGCTTTCTATTTCCCTCTGGGTTGCACCAACGCCGAGTGCCTTTGAGTCCAAACCTCCTGTCATATTACGAATATATGCTCCGAGTTCGGCGAGTGTGTTTCCTTCTCTACCGCTTTGAGTCCAAGATCCTTTCATTCCCTGCCACATTTCAAGCCTAGCTCTTGCGAGGAACATTCCATAGGAAGCCTGGAACCTACCAAGAGTCCTTTGTTGGAATTCCCTTGCACCTGCCCTGCCTGTGGCCATTTTTCTTGCAGTTCCAAGAGCAGCATCGCTCATCGGCATACCAAGAAATTTTGACCCCTCATCGGTTGGAAGAAAGCTCATGATCTTACCAATAGGAAGTCCCCTGCCTTGTTCCATTGCCGCAAAGAACTCAACATCGCCCACGGGTACTCCGTATTGAGCCATCTCCTGAAAACCGCCAAGGTTCTGTCTTACAAAACGTCCCTGAACTGCCGGGTCTGCAAACGCGGCAAAGCTCGTTAACGTGGCTTTTGACCATTTAAGTGGATTTCTACCGAGTAGGGGAAGTCCCTGGATGAACGGTGCGCCAAAGTCTGCGTTTGCCATCAGGTATCTTTGAGCATCCGTAACCCTGGCAAAATTCTTGCTGAAGCTACTGGCATCCCCGGAAAGATTACCAACCGCCTCACGCAGGGCGCCGACGTCCTCTGCCCGATACATTCGATTCCGCCAGACCTCAACCTTGATATCTCCCGTACCGACATCTCCAAAAATCTGTCCCGGTGCTACCTTTGCATTTCTTATTTTCTCCAATGCCTTGGCCCGTGTTGATCTTGCTTTTAAAAATTCTCCCCGTGCTTTTTGATACGATGTTCTCGCCTCGTCAACCTGGGCCTGTATTTTCTTTCTTGCTGCTGTTTGGAACGGTGCAGCTCCCTGTTCAATGGCCCATAACCTTTTTGAAATACCTGGTGGCGGTGTTGTTGACGTAACACTTCCGGGAGTCTTTTCAAGTTCCGCCTGTAATTGCTTGGTCAGTCTTTTCAGTTTTGCCTTTTCTCGGGCGAGAGCCTTAATTGAATCAGTGTGTCGTTTCGCAATTTTTGGCGAGGCACTTTCAAGAGCCTCCGATATCGTTAAAGAACGTATGGTATCTGAACTTGAAAGAAAGCCACTTAACTGTTCGTCGAGTATTTCATGATAGGCAGCCTGAAGGTGATTCTTCAGTGTTGCCCTTGGATCAACGTCATAACGAATTTCATTTAATACAAGTTTTTCTGTGGCCGTTACTTCATGTCTTGCCAGATGAGCCTTTGAGGTTCCAATAAAATCAATGTCACCTTTTCCTTTTGCCTGGTGGGGAATATAAAACCAGCCATCTCTATCTTTCGATAGTGGATCAAGTCCCTCCTGAACCCTGAGCTTTTCCATCTCGTCAATTATTTTTCTATAATCATTGATGTACTCTAATGCCTCGTCGCTAATTACCTTTGAGCTGAAGGTTTTCCTTAAATTTGGCATTGAGAAAACGTCCTGCCAGAGCATATCTGTCCCTTCGACAAATCCGTCCGCGGTAATTTTTATAGGAGATTTAATAGCTCCCAACCAACCTTTACGCTTCATTCTGGAATCAAGACCTGCCTGGAGTGCAACCTCAACGAGTTCATTGATACTGCTGTTCTGCCTTGCGTATGCAATCACGGATTTTTGAACATCGGTCTTAGCTAGAAGCGATGGGTTAATTCCTGTCTTTGCCGCAAGTTGGCCGATGATTGGGTTCTCCGCGGCCACGACCTCTGAGACAATATCGTCTATCGGCCTGAGACTTTTAATAAAGAAGTTTCCATCCGATGCGCCTTCCATACCGATTTTTCTTCCGTAATTCTGGAGTATCTCAATTGCCTCTGGTGAACCACTATGGATAGCCTTGGTAACAATCCCTGTCTTTGATCTTTTAACGAGGCCGAGATCCTCAAGTCTCTTGTATGCGTCCTCAATATCCTGATTTTTAAATACCGATGCAAGTTCATCAGAACCCTTGGAGAGATCGATAGCTGCATCTGCTGGCATATCAATCCAGAGTCTGAGATCACCTTCAAACAATGAACCTTCGGGAAGTCCCTTTATTTTGATCTCTGGGTTCATGACCTTATCTATCAGCTCTCTGTTCGCTGCCTTGAACTGGTCGGCTTGTTTCGAGTTTCGGCCAACAATTGCAGGAACGGATTCGATGATCTGTTTAAATATGCTCGGGTTATCGGTCGCCCTAAACCCTGCTTTCACAAAAGTGGTGGCTGTTTTTGCTGGGCCTACGCCAATTGCGCTGGTTGGAGACATCAGTCCCATAACAACCTGTTCATGCCAGGGTCTTTCCTCCTGTTTTTTGGCCAGCATCTTAAGAGTGTCCTCTATTCCAAGTTCGCCTTTACCCGTCACTATGCCTTTGAGAATATCTTTTGTTTCCTTGGAAGGTTTACCGTAATTAAAGAAATCCTGTCCCCACTTCATAGCATTAACGATTGGTACTGCGTTGGTGATTACCTCGGGAGTCATATCAAGGATTGCCCCCGCAACTTCAGCTTCCGCAGATAGTAATTGAAAAGGGGTAATGCCAGGTGCAGGAATCTCTCGTACCCCTTTAACTTTAAATGGCTCCGAAGGTTCTGCCTCTAGGTAAAGGGCTTTTCTCTGCATCTCTCTTATAGCTTCAAGCTGTTTCTCTGCTTTAAAAGGCTCCGCTAAAGGGTCAAACGTGTAGTCCATAGCGTCAACCCGTTTTTGTTCTGCCTCTTCCTCTGCCTGTTTCTTTCTTAAATCTCTTAAACCCTTCCCCTTCTTTCTTACGTCAAGAATTTCTTCCTCGGTTAACTTCCCGAAACCGGGCAAACCCGTTACAGCACCTGCTCCTAAAAAGGGTCTTTTTAGCCGTTCACGGGTTGCTCTCTCGGCCATCAGTCTGGAGTGTTCCTGTGCTTGTTTAAGAGTGGGATCAGCCATTATGCTCTACCTCTTGTGACTACGGTTCTGCCTCGGCCACCGCCAGACCTCAACCTACGTCTTCTCTGGGTTTCGTATTCTCTCTGCTTTTGTTCTGCTTCTCGTTCTGCAACTCCTTCCTTTCTCTGCTGTTCTAGCCTGAAGAAAGGACTTTCCTTGTACCGTTCTTCAAATCCTGGAAGTTTCGATTCAAAGAATTGTGCGCTCGTCTTGCCGGGAGTTGTCTGTCTTCTTCTTTCCTCGTCCCTGAATTCCGTGGTTGTAAAGAATTTTGAGGGAGCTGCCGCTTTTTGCATACCGGCAATTCCTACATCAAGGGCGCTTGCCTTTTGTTCTTGCGCCTCAATTGCTGCCTGCATACTCGCTAATTGAGTATCAGTAATCTCTTCACCCGCAATATCAATATCGGCCTTCTGTGCTGTTTCAAGTTCCCTTCGCATTCTTGCTGCCTCTGCCTGAAGAGCTGCCTGCTTGGCTTTTTCACCGGCGATTGCCTCTTGATACGGTGCGGCCTGCTCAAGAAAACTTTTGATAAATTCACCTTTTTGAAGTTGTTCTTCTGGAAGCCCTTCTTCACCTGCTGCCCGTAACGCTTCATCTCTAGCGACAGCTTTCTGGTAGTCTTCTTCCATAGCCTTCTCGATTCGCGCCCGCTCTTCGGGACTTTGGCCTCCCCCAGTACCTATTTCCCTTGCGTATTGCTTCCTTGCGTCAGCTACTCTTTTCTCTGCTGCGACTCGCTCTTCATCGGTTAAACCTTCTCTGGCAAGTGTTGCCTCGTAGCTTGCCTCCATCTCGGCAAGCCTGCGCTCTTGCTGTTCAAATGCTTCTTGGCCAACGATACCTAAAGTAGCCGATGCGACAGCCGCCTGATCGAGTTGTTCAGCGCCTTCGCGTCTCCATTCCTCGGCGAAACCGGGAAGTCCCATCTGCTGCTGAACAAAGCGTGCGTATTCGGGCCTGTCTATCTGTAGATTCATGAGATCATCTGTTACCGATTCCAGTGCAAAAGGCGGAGCTTCGGCTTTCGTGTATCTGCTCACCTGTAATCCAGGAATTGGAGGTGGGGTATCCGGGTCCATCTGCCTTGTATAATCAGCTTCGTTGAGGTCATACGCAGGAAGATCATCGAGCATTGCCGTGATCTGTTCCTCGGTATCGACGCCTCCACCCAAAAGAGCCTGCTGACTGAGTTTGGGAAATACATTTTTAACAAGGTGATTTAGGAATTCAGGCGATGTATCCTCGGTGATCATCCCCCTTGACTGGTACTCTTCAAATAGCTTTTCTTCAATTTCAGCATTGAGGGTACCTCGTCGCTCTTCCTTGATAGTACCGTATCCTGCAGAAATATTTTCATTCAATATTCTTCTGAACTCAGGATCGGCAAGTGCCTCTGCCTCGCTGGAATAATTACCAATTAATCTCTGAAGCGCCATCTGTTGTTCAGGAGATGCTGATAAATAAGCCTGGTAATCGGTTTCCGATAATTCTTTTTCAAGTATTCTCTGTAAAATTGCCTGTCTGCCAGGAATTCTACCTGCTTCTTTGGGATCAAAAGGCTGGTCTGCGATTCTCTGCTGGAACCGATCAACGACTCTGTCTCTTAAATCCTCATCGGCAAGCATCTCGCCAAGGCTCGTGTACTTAGGAGGCCCATCGAATGGTACAAGTTCGTTGGCAACGAAGCGAATATCGGAGGTTTCAACATTGTCACGCACACCTTCGATCCGGGAAAGGTATTCCTTCGCCATTTTCTCGCGTTCACCAATGTCGGACATATCATCGGTCCACGCCGTCTGTTCGACACTTGTTAGCTCACCAATGAGGTTGTTCATAAAGACATTGCCGTTCTCACCGATCTGCGTATCGAATATTTTGAAAACATCGAATGCCTGTTTAAGCGACGGGTTTTCGTCCGCTGCGTTCAGGGCATTGGTATAAGCCTTACCCTCATCGCTTTCTTCCATCATGGCAATCAAAGCTCTCTGGAGTTTTCCTGCTTCACTTTTGATATTGCCGGTTTTAAGCGTCTCAAATCTCTGAAGCAGTGATGGTGGCCATACGCTTGAATTAGGGTCAAGATTAAAAGGTTCCTCACCACCGAAATCCTTATCATTAACTTTCATCAGGGTTTTTACATTATCTTCAATCGACTTGCTAAAGTCCCAGTTCTGTGCGGTGAACTGTGAATACTTTTCCTGGTCGATAAGTTCTTCGGCTCCCATTCTTGGGATTATGTCTTCGGGTCCGATTTCTGACTCAGGATCGGTCGTTGTCATAATATTTTCAAAATACTTTTCAACGTTGCCCGAAAGCCGTGCGCCCTGCTGTATATTGTCGAGATTCGATTCCCACGTTTCCTCAAACCTATCGGCGATATCGTCGAGCTTGCTTAAAGGATTGGCGCCAGGATCGATCCCCAGAGATTCCAGCGTGCTTATCGCATCGGGTTCAGTCCATTTTGTATTGGGATCAAGGATTGATCTATAGGCAGACGGAATTCTTCCTGCTGAAATTGCCTTGTCGATCCCAAGCCAGTATTTCTGGTTGTAAGTCATGTACTCGGGTGTCATCGCAAGTTCATCTGAAACAGGTTCAAGAATTTCAAAGCCAAGCATCTCTGCCGGTGTCTTGCCCTCAAGAGGCACGTTTACCCTTTTGGTTCTGCCCGAAGGGTCTAATTCCCAGTTGTAAAAAAGGTTGTCGATCACGAACTGGCGAGGACCTCCGGGGGGCGTTTGGAATCCCGTATTAACCCACTTTTCGGCAACCTCTTCAGACAACTCTCCTATGTAATAAATAAGATCGCTTTCTTCCATAGGCTTATAGGTTTCGTAATCCGAATCAGCATACTTGGCGTACATATCTCTAAAGTCGTCAATATTTACTGTTTCATCGTGGTCGAACCTAAAGATATGCAGAGGAGCATTTGGGTCATTATCCATTTCCTGAAAGTCAAAAGGTGTCCATATACCCTCATTAACCATAGCGTTTCGTTCTATTAAGTTATCTACCAGTTCCTCTACATCCAGTTCGGCGACTTTTTTACCCGGCGGGTTGAGCCGTGCGTTCCAGATTTCTAATAGTTCATCGAGGGTTTTAGGTCCGTTGGCCAATGCCCATCCCTCCTTCAGGCGGTGAGGCTATTCCTCTTATGGCCTGTCTCTCTCTAAGTCTGGGCATCGGATCGCCGAGTTTTTTCTCGCTCATTATCTTGGGGACTTTCTTTTTTGGAGCGTCCTTTAAGAGCGCCTTATACTCGTCGGCGATATTTAAAATTGCGTCCGTGTATGGATTTTTAGACAAGGTCGATCCTCTCAGGAGTAAATGTGTCGGGCGTAAGTGGTGTATTCAGATCGGCGGGGCCTGCTCCGTTCATTCCTGGAATCTGTGGCTGTGCGGCCTGTTGGCGTTGTTGGATCTGCTGTGCAGCGGCTTCAACATTTTCCTCGTCAACGAGTCCCAACTGCTGGGCTGCCTCGGTCTCGAACCTTTCCTTGACCGCCGGAAGATTTCTGATTTCCTGTTCCAGAAGTCTCTTCTGAATATCGGTGCCGTTCTCGTATCCTGCGACCTCGTAGTATGTCAGCGGGTCGATGAGTCCCGCGCCGTATTCGCTCATTGCGACCTGCCTGTTCTGCATTTCCATGACGGGTTCTGCGTGGGGGAAGGCGATCTGAACGCCGTAGACGCTGTGGATCTGTGACTTCCTTAGAAGTTTCCCGTTGGCGCCGATTCCGCCCGAGAGTTCAGACACATTATCGACGAGCTGGAGAATTCTTCCTCCGACTATCGATGCCATGTGTTCTCTCTGCATGGCGAGACCTGCGAATATTCTCATTGCTGCCGTGTTTAAAATTGCCTGCTGGCCGACGGTTGTAACGCCTGCCTGCCTCTGGCCTGCGAGTGCCGATGAGTACGTTCCGAGTTCGAGCGTATTATCGGTACCCATCCTCACGTTCTGCATCCATCCTGGAATATCTCCCGTGTTCATGACCCAGTAGTCCTGCGGGTCTCCTTCCAGGATTCCCTCGTTCTGGATTGCCTGTGCGAGGGTCATCGGGTCGCGTGACGTTCCCATCGGTGCGAAGGCAGTCCTTAGAAGCATCTGG